CGTTGCGTCCGAACACCACCGGCGGGGTATACCACGCCGTGCCGTAAATCATCGGAACAAAGTCGTTGTACCGGGCTGCATTCACCGAGACCGCCGAAGTCTGTGAAGTCTTGGCTCCGTAGGCCCTCACCGAAATCGCTGGAGGCACGAACTCGATGCCCCCGAAGTTACGGAACATCCCCCGCGCCTCGCAGTCCGTCCGCGTGTAACTGCACCCGGCAAACGCCGCACTGCCGTCCAATGTCCCCGTTCCGCCCGCCACCCCCGGCGAGTAGCCGCAGCGGTAATACCGCGAGTACTTCCCGCTCGCGCCGCCATCCACCGCTTCAGTGCGCTGCGCATCGTCGCTCGGGAACTCCCACGGGCACCGCCGCTGGATCCGCACCTGCGGCAGTAACAACCGTTGCAGGTTCATCCGATTCGTCGCCGTGATGCGGAACGTGGCTTCCAGAATCTCGTCCGGCGGGTTGCAGATCCCTTGGAATATCACCGATCGCTCCGTCAAGGGCGCCGCGTTCCGTAAATCGTAAAACACCAGACCGGCCGTCAACCGCGCACCCTTCCACCCGGTCGCGCGTTCGATCTCCGAACAGTGGGAATCCGCGTTTGCCAGCACCAGCGAAATCCGCGGCACACCGTCCACCCCTTGATCGCTCGATGCCTGTAGTTCGAAGACATTGTGCCGCAGCACTCTCGCGCTGTACGCTATTTCTCCCACCGACACCGCGTGCGTACTCCAGTGTTCCGTTTGTCCATCGGGGAGCACACAGTCGAACAGCAGCAGCGGCGTGTCTGTGACGGCTTGCTCCTTGAGCTCAAAGATGGTTTGCATGAATGATCTTTACCGTGCACGAATGGCGATTCACGTCGGTACTGGTAATCGTCAGCACATCGTCGCCGAGATGCGCGTCTTCGTAAACTCCACCGCGCGCGCTGGCTTTGTAGCCCGACGCCGCGGTTTGCGCTTCCACCTGAAGCCCGTACACTTCCACTGCATCGCTCGGCGCGATCTCGATCCCGAATCGCACCGACGTGGCTTGTGCGTCTCCGCTGCACGTCCAGGCGATCCGCGTCCACTCGCTGACCACCGTCCGTCGCGCCGTCTGGCTGCCTGCCGTCAACCCCACGCTGGTCGCCGTCGCCGCCCGCACATAGGCGCTCAGGCAGTACTGGTATTCTCCAGGCGCCGCCAGCGTCTGGGCGGCCCCTTGCTCTGCTGCCCCGCCGTTGCTCAGCCGCCACGCTTGCGCGCCTCCCCGCGGATCGCTGATCCCCCCGGTCAGGCTCAATAGCGGATCTTTCTGCCAGGCGGCTTGGTCGAGCTGGTCGCTCCACGCCAGAAGATTGCCCGCCGGATCCAGGAACGTGAAACCGTTCAGCGTGCCTTCCGCGGCGACGAAGAACGCCCGCAGCGCCGCCGCCTCCTCATCGCTCAGGTCCGCGTAGGTCAGTTGCCATTCCGTAACCTCCCCCGCCGGGTCCGCCAGCTTGATCGTGCTGCCATCGGCGGCTTGATTCACCACCGTACGCACCCGCCGGTTCTTCTGCACCGGGAACTGGCTCAGCGCGCCGCTTCCGAGTTGTGGATATGCCGGCATGGGGTTCAAATGTTCCGCACCACGGTGAGCTTCGTGCTCCCGCGCATCTCACCCTCGGTCACCAATGCCAGTTCGTCCGCCGCCACGCTACAGTCGTCGTACACGTGCCCATCCCATGGGTCGGTGAAGCAGAAACTACCGAATGCTCCCTGTCTGGCCAGAAAGAATTCTTCGATCGCCGCCAGTTCACCTTCGTCCAGTTGGCTCAATTGGATCTCCCACTCCAGCCGCGCGCCCGCCGAATCGCGATAACGCTGTTCGCTGCCATCCACGAAACGCACCGTCTGATTCTGGAACTGCTCGCGTCGTGCCACCGGATACTGCGCGATCGCATTGGTTTTCAATTTAGGGAAGGTTGCCATATCAAAGCTCGTTCACCACGTCGTTGATCGCGTTCAGATTGAGCATCGCGTCCCGCACCGCCAGCGCGATGTCGTTGCTCCGGTCCATGAAAGAGCGCGCATCCATCGCCTGCACGTTGACCGTGATCTGCGGCGCCGCGCCATTCCCAGTGCCATTCGCTGTGCCGTTCGCGCTCCCGCTTGCCGCCGCTGGTGCATAGCTCCGCGGCATTCCCATCTGGTTGTAATCCACTCCGGTCACTTGCCCCTGGCTCTCCGCTGCCTGGAAATCGACCGCCGCCGGCAGTGCGTATTTCACCAGCGGCGGAGGCGCCGCTGCATCTCCCCCGCTAAACAGACTCACCAGCCCGCTGATCAATGGCGCCAGCCCGAAACCGCTCGTCAGCACCGTGGATGCCACCGATCCCAACGTGCTCCCGCTGTCGTTCGACGTTGTCTGCGCCGTAGTCTGCGTCTTGCTCGCCGCCAACGGCGTCGGGTTACTGCTGCGCAGCTCGCCAATCTGCGCGATTACATCGGCCAGCAGCGCGTTTGCATCCGCCATGGCCGGCGTTTGCTGCCCCGATACCGCCAGCAACGCCCGATCCGTGCTCCCGCTGTCCTGCGACGTTGTCGTAGTCGGCGTGTTGCTCGCCGGTGCCGCCGTCGGGACACTGCTCGGCGCCTCTCGAAGCTGCGCGATGACATCGGCCAGCAGCGCGTTTGCATCCGCAATGGCCGGCGTTTGCTGCCCCGATACCGCCAGCAATGCCCGATCCGTGCTCCCGCTGTCCTGCGACGTTGTCGTCGTCGGCGTGTTGCTCACCGGCGCCGCCGTCGGGACACTGCTCCCCACCTCGCGAAGCTGCGCGATGACATCGGCCAGCATCGCGTTTGCATCCCCAAGGGCCGGCGTTTGCTGCCCCGATACCGCCAGAAGTGCCCGATAAAGCTCGTCTTGTGTTGTGCTCGCCATTTTCATCTCTCTGCCCGCCGCCCAGCAGGATTCTCCGCCGCCAGCGCCTGCTCCAGAATCAGGAATCCCTCCACCTGCCGCGCGCTCAACTCCCCGAAGCTCGTCCCGCCGAGCCGTCGCCGTACCAGGAAGTCCTCAACCAGCCCTTCGCTCTCCGCCGTGATGTAAGACTTGGGGCAGCTTTCGATTGCCACCGTCTTCCGCGCCCACACCGGCGCCGCTTTGCCGTCCTGCGGCAACCCCAGCCACCCGCACCGCCGGCGGACCTCCAGGCCGCTCCTCCGGCACGCGTCGCACTCCCAACCGGCCTGGTTGGAGAATTGAAAATGGAAGGCGACTAGGAGTTTTTTCTTTCTTCTTCGCTCAACCCGGTCTCTCTGCGGACCGCCGCCAGCGCCTCCCGGAATAGCTCCTCGGGGCCCGCCTCGGCCAGCAGTTCCGGGCCCGCCACACGGGCATCCACCACCAGCCCCGAGACCGCCTTCACGCCCCACATCACAAAGACCCGTTCGATTTCAGACTGCAGCAGCGCCGCATCCATCTTGTCGCCCGAGCCTTCGCTAGCCGCCAGGAACTCCGCCCGCCGCGCCAGCTCCCGAACCCGCCGCATCAATTCCACCCGCCGCCCGAAGGACATCTTCGCCAGCGTGAACCTTACCCCCGGAACCGCCCGCGATTCTACCACCGCTTCGCTGGCGTAACTGCCCCCGGCGTTTCCGGCCGCCACCTTTCCCTTATCCGAATGCCACGGAAATTTCATCGTCCACCGTCCCCTGTGCCCGCGATGCCCGGAAACGCCACTGCAGCCGGTTTTGCCCGTCGTCGAACTCCGGCACTTCCGGCACCACGCTCTTCAGGTACACGCCCATCAACTGCCCTTCGGTCTCGCCCAGTTGGAACATCACGCTGATTGGCGATTGTTGCCGCGCCGCCTGGTACAACTCCTTCGTGGCATCGTCGTCCCGCGTGTAAAGGTCGAAAGCCGCCGTCACCGTGCGCTGTCCCGGTGAAATCGCCAGTGCCCCGCACGGTCCGAATTCCCGGTTCCTCGTGTCCAGTGCGTTCTTCATTGCGATCGTCGCTGCCGTGATCGTGCAGAACCGCGATGGCCCCGTCCCCAACCACGCCTGCCCCATGTGCCCCGGCACGATCGAGTAATCGAACGCCGCCACCGCTGGCTCCGCCGGAAAGCTCTGCAATTGCGCCGCGCCGGCCTCGAAGCTCGCGCTGTCCATCACGTCCTTCGCGACCCCCTTGAAGTGGAATTCGTGGTAATCCCCATTCACCAGGATCTCCATCTGGTCCACCCCCGCTCCGCATAGCAGCCGCTGCACCGCCGTCGCCGGACTCCAGTAGTCGAAGATGCTCACGCTCTTCAACTCCGTCGCCGGAGCATATGTCACCGTCGCCGTGATCGCCGCTCCCGCCGCCGGCAACACCAGAAACGGCGCATTCAGTTGTACCGTCTGCGCATCCACAATCGCCGCCACGAACCGGATCTCGCCCCCGTAGCACACTGCCTGCCCCGCCGCCAGCCCGTGCGCCCCTCCGAATCCGAGTCGCCCCTCCGCCGTGCTCGATGCCACAGTCCCTCCGCCGAACCGCGCCGCACTCCCGCCCAGCGCCGCCTCGAACAGAGGACCGTATCCCGGCCCTGCCGCCGTCTTGTCCCAACTCGTCAAGTACGTCTGCAAATCGAAATCCGTGCGCCGCCTCACTCCGGCCGGCACACCCGCGAACGTACGGCTCCCCGTCTTGTCGCGCCGCGTCCCTGTCTCCACCTGCTGTTGGATCCCGAGCTTGACCGCCGGAATCCGATTGGTGGCCGTGATCGATCCTACTTCCCCGTACCCACTCTCCAACGCCGTGTAGAATCGATTCGCGTTGGACGAAATATATGTAGACATACTAGTTCCTGTTCACCCCGATCTCGAAAGTGACTTTTGCCACCTGCATGAAATTCTTCCCGCCCTGCTTCACCGCTCCGAACGCCACCTCGTATCCGCCGCCGTAGTACATCCCGTCGCCCCAATCGCCCCGGTTCCCATCCAGCATCTGCATCGTCGCGTCCACATAGACTTCCAGACGGTCCTGTATCCCCTCCAACCGGTCCTGCGATTGCCGCAACTCGATCGCCATCTGCACCCGCCCCGAGAACGTCTGGAACTTCTCCCGCAGATCGTTCACGATCTTTTCGCAGTACACGTTCACCGCCGGGTACTTCACTCCCAGCGCACGCTCCGCCATCTCGGCCGCCACGTTTTGCGCCCGCACCTGTGAAGTGTCCACCAGGCCCGCAAACTCCCGTTCCCCTTGTGTCAGCGCCCCCAGGCCCGCATTCACTCCGCTCGGCCCCGTGATCCGCTGCACTATTTTGGCCGTCGCCGCGCTTCCAATTTTGCTTGTCATCAGCCCCTCTTTATCGTCCGCGGCACCGGCAGCCGGTAAGTCGGCGTTTGCCCGCTGCTGGCCAGCCGTCCCGTTGTGGACAAAGTGTCCGGCTGCACCCATGTCTGCCCCGGCGCCAAGGTCGCCACGTTTTGTATCGTCATCGTCGCCGGGCTAGTCCCGCAGTACACGTTCCATCCCTTAACATTCGGCGGCGCGGTCGTCTGTACCGCGAAGGAACTGCCCGACACCTGGATCGTCGCCGGTGCCGAACTCGCCCCCTCTTCACCCGCCGCATTGGTCCACGCGATGGCGACGTAATACGTGCCGTCTGCCAGTCCGCCCGCCGATGGCCGCACCACCGGCGTTGCCGCCTGCTCCATCGGGTCCGTGACGATCCCCAGCCCGGCTTGGATCACCTGGTTGTACGCCCACTTCACCATCTCGTGGTATTCGTCCCGCTTCCCTGCATACCGGTCGTTCAGTTGACTGTTGTATGCATCCGCATACACCATTTCCAGCGTCCGGAAAATATGCCAGAGCTTGAGCGGTGGCGTCACCACCACCTGCCGGATCGCCGTCGGCGCGATCGGTTGCCCTGGCAGCCCGAGCCGCCCCAGCAGCCCCGCCACTTCTACGCAGAGTTCCTCATGTGCCAACGCCAGCTTCCGTGTCACGTCGATGCCCTCGACGGTGGCCACATTCAGCAACTGCGTGTCGTGCCCCCTCAGATCTTCGATGCTCGTAACCGCGCCGTCCGTGAACAATGCCATCGTGTGCCGCCTACTCTTTGGTGCTCCGCGCCTCGCTCCGCAGCCGGTCAAGCTCCGTGGTGGATAACACCGTCAACTGGAGCCTCGCCGCCGCCGCCTCCCGCTCCGCCATTCGCTGGGCCTCCGCCAGCGCCGCGCGATGCGCTTTCGCCTCGTCTTTCGACGCCACGCGGGCCAGCCCCTCCACCAGCAGCTTGGCAGCCAGCCGGCGCGGCACCTCCGTCCTCGTGCCGCACTTTCCCCCGTCCGGTGTCTCCATGCTCACCATCAGTGGAAACTCATCCGCAATCTTCGCCTCCGCCTCGCGAATCTTCTGGTAATACATCTGTAGATCCATTTGCCTTCCTTTATCTCTCTTGGTTTTTCCGTAGCGTAGCCTTTCAGGCTGCCGCCCCCATTCGTGGGGGCGTTCTTCCTCCGCAGCTCTTCCTCCGCCGCGCCGGGCACATCCCGCCCCCCACCCCGTCCGGCATCCCACCCTTATGGGGCGGGATGCCGGCATGCGTGCGCCAACTCCTTAGGTGTTCACCTGCACGCCCGACGAGTTCCGCAGCACTCCGCAGCCGTACAGCACGTCCACCGTGAACTGCTGCGCCAGCGTGTTCGGCTGGTAGCTCATCACCACCCGCATCCCGAAGTTGCCCAG